GGATTGCGTCGCCAGGTTTAAGGTTCCTGCGAGATTATTGAAGTTTACGTTCTGCCATGTCCCTGCGCCTGGAGCAGTATTGACAACTGATTGCCCAACAGAGCCGCCGCTAGGTAAAGCTCCGCCACCTCCGCCTGACCCTGCCGGGCCTTGCGGACCGAGATTCAGCCCCGTCGTAATCGTCACAGCGAAACTCCCGCTCGTAAACGTTGTTACATCAGCGCAAATATCAGTAAAGCCATTCATCGAGTACGTTGTCGTGCCAGCCGTCGTAAGCGTTGCGGCGGTCGTCCACGACCCACCACCATTATTCGATTCGCGGATTGTTAAAGTGCCGGAAAATGTACCAGCAAGATTTACCGTTGCCGTAGCGGCATTTGACGGTAGCCGCTGCCATAAGAAGCTTCCGCTCGTCAAGCACGTACCAGCATCTTGAACGGTTAAATTACCACCAAGGGGGTTAGAGTTTGTCGCTTGCGCGAATAGCGATATAGGTGATAAGAAAAACAGAAGAGTTAGAAATAGTCGTTTCATTGGGGCTCCATAGTTAAGGGGGTCATCGCGTCACCCTAATATTGTCTGTTTCCGCTACTGGCACGATAGCTCCAGCCGTAGGATTGAAATAAGCGCACGTTATGCTTCCAGCAGCAGGCCAGCACTGTGTTTTAAGCGGCGCGTTTGTTACGCTTTGCTGCGCGTTTGGCGTGATGATGATTGTGTCTGTTGCGAGCACGTTCGCCACAGCCCCTCCCGTAATCGTTGGTGTCACGTTCGCTCCAAAAGCCCCCGCCGCAATCGCCGCCGTGGTCATCGTGGCTGTGCCGCTGACGATGGTCTGGGTCTGCTGGAAAAAGGTTCCGTTGTTGTAGCTGCATTTCAGAACATGAAGTGTCGAATCGCCATAACAGGCATCTTGATTTAGGGCTGCGCTAGGTGCTCCGGTTTCCAGCAAACTCCACCCGAATGGCATATTAAAGAGATTGTCATTCAGGGTGAATGTCCGCGCTGTGAACGGGTTGGTAGCCTGGAACTGATAGAAGTTTCCACCAATTTGGTGCTGCACCGAGAACACGTTCGTATTCGGGCCTGTGCCAACCAGGGCTGGGGAGGTCAACGAGCATCCTAAAGAAATACAGAAGGCGGCATTCGCTCCAGGGTCAGAGATTGATAGGTTTCGATTGGTGGCGGGATTATTGATGGTCAGGTTGTACTGATTAGCCCTCACGCCCGTAGCCGAATAACTGGCAAGGAATGGAACTGCCAACGGGTCTGGATTTAATGCTTTAGAGAGTGTTCCGGCAACGGTATAGGTAAATCCCCCGTTATCCGAGATTGCGCCGGATTCGATTGCTAATGTGTAGCCGCTGGGAATACTGTAGAAGGCTGCCCCACTGCAACCTGTACATTCCGACTTGAAAGCGAATGTCCCGCCAACAATCGTGTTCACGCCACTCGTGGGAAAGGTTGAGCCCGACATGGCGATAACGGTTGTGCCAGTAGCAGATGTGGTGTTTCCGGTTGCTTGCCAGATGCTCCCGTTATGAACACCGCCCTCGTAGCTAAAAGCAGTTTGATTCGCCAGCGTAGAGTATTTCAGCCCGTAGTAGCGGTTATATTGAAAGCTGGCGTTGTTTACGCTCGCCGTCGTCACGCTCCATCGGAAATCCTTTGTGTTTCCGAGTTGCGAGCCGGGAGTCTGTCCGCAAAACACGTTATTGACGATGTTAGCTTCGAAGAAGAAGTTCTTGTTCTCGAACCACATGCACGCGCCGCTCGCGCCCGTGAAGCCATCGGCAGCTAAATCATCAAAGCGCCCGCCTACCATGTCGCCGAGATGGAAAGCAACACCATTCGCTGTGCCTGTTCCGCGAACTGAGAATCCGCTCGTGCGAAACCCCGGAGTGATAACCGCCCCTGCTCCCTCTTGTGTATTGAAGCAATCCCCATTAACCGTACAGTTGAAAGTCAGGGCAGCAGCCCCTGGACCGCGCAGCCATAGGTACGGACTTCCGGCGTTTACTGTCGTTCCGCACGGAACCGGTTGAGAAGCGGAAGCGAGTGCGGTAAAGTCCACGATTCCAGAACGAAATCCCGCAACTAATGGCAGATTGGAAATCTGAGTGTTTATAGCCGCGCAGGCATCACTACCAGCAGATGTTACGTAGAGAGTGCTGTCGATGCTCGTGGCCGTCACCGGCCCTGTGAAGGTCTCTGTCCCTGAGTGCGTGTTGTTCCCGGTGAAGTTGTTGTTGGCCCCAGTGCTAACATTCCCCGGTGCTCCTGCATAAAACGGCCCAAGATTCACTCCGCCCGCAAGCGTAACCGTATAGTCGTAGCCTATCGCGTTCGACGCAACCCACACGCCCCAATTATTCTGGCTGTCAGGGGATGCGACGCAAGTCGTAGTTCCGTCACGAACGATTTGCGTAGAAGTCGAGCATGGAGTCGAGAGCGTTTGATCTGTATAGGTCGTAGCTAGATTCGTGCATGGAACGGCGTTTGCCGGATGAATGCAGAACTTCACTACTGGAGCAGCGGGAAGCGTAACGACGTTAGCCGCAATACCGACAGTGCCTTGCTGCGTCACGGTAGAGCTGAAGCGTATGCCTTGCGCGGCGGCGCTCGAAGCGAGAAGAAAGAAAAGAAATAAGAGACGTTTCATAGTTCCATTTTACCGATGTAAATATTTAAATGCATGGAAATTAAGCCAAAGCCCAACAAAAGCAACATAAGTAAACCAATCCATAAAAGCCTCCTATCCAATCTTTTCTAGATATGGGTTTATGACATATCCTGGATTGCTAGTACACCCAGTTCCCAATGTATAGGTCGTTGAAAATTGAATATTTGTAGCAGATGCGGCTCTAATTAGCACCATCGGGGAAAGAATGTTTGACGAAGCGCTAATTGACAGCGGTTTACTTGCCGTTCCATTCCCCACGATTACAAAACCAGTATCAGCGGAAAATATTTGACTGGTTCCGCTCGATGGATCAGTCCATAAAACGTTCGCTAGAATCGTAGTATTGCCGGTGCACCCAACCCCAACCACACCTTGATTTACATAAAAAACAATTCGATATACTGAAGAAAGTCCGAAATTAATTGGTACCGCTGTCATCGTTGTAGCCGGTATAGACGTAGATGAAGAAGTTGAAGTGCTATAAACGATACCTGCTGCCAGGGCCCAAGTTCCATCGCCACGCCAAAAAGTAGAATTAGATGCATTGGTGCCGCTGTTTAAAAGCGTGACAGGGAAAAAATTCGCCGTTCCTCCAGCAGTACCGCTAAACGTAGGGCTTGCAATTGTTGGATTACCGGAAATCGTCCCTGTTATCGCGGGACTTACAATCGTTGGCGTTGTCAGCGTCTTATTCGTCAGCGTTTGCGTCCCCGTCAGCGTCACGAAGCAATCCCAAATCGTAGTAAATCCACGAAAGCATGGAATGTCGGACCTGTACGCAAGCTCTCCGGCTACGCTGCTCGGATCGACCGTCCCGCTTGCGACGATGAAGTTGCTGCCACTATTGATGATCGACCACGGATTTTTGTTGATTTCCTTCCAGAGCTGCGTTCCTTCGCTTACGCTACAAAGCGTATTCGCAACGCCTGTATTCGCTACGATATCGTATCCGACGTTCGTCATCCAGACGGAAGCTTCTCCAGCAGCGTCAAGCGTAAGCGGGTTACTAAGTTGATTCACGCCGCCGGAATCGGCATAGATCGCTTGCCGCGTCGAAGTCCCTGTTGCGAAGAAATCCATACAGCCACTGGCGAGCGGTACACCTGTAGAAGAGAGAAACTGCTGGCGCGCGAGTTGAAGCGGAGCGACGGCGACTTGAGCGCGTCCTACGCACGAAAATAGTGCTAGAATAACGAACGTGCAAGTCGTTCTTCGCGTCGCTTTTATTTTTCTACTAATGTTCATCGTTCGCGTTCTCCAAGCTTTCTTTAGGGCGCTGATTGCTGTAATCGTTTCAAAAGCGCGTAACCGCCGAAACCGCCGCCGAGCAAACCACTGCCAATCCCCGCAGTTACCCCAATCCTCTTTAATGCGTCCAAAGTGAAAGAACCGCTAGCCGGAAGTGGAGTATACGGCGAAGACTTCGGCATCTCTGGCACGGCAGCTTCCGCTTTCTGGACTGCGGTCTGCGGAGGCGTCCATTTACCGGCCATGTACTTTCCGGTATTCTGGCGCACTACGTCTACTGCTTGCGCTAAATCCCCGTAATGCATATCTACGGTTTTCATGCCCGGTACGGCGTCGTGAAGATCGCTAGACACAGCGTTATAGATCGCGCGGCCTACGCCTCTCAGGGAATCGGTCGTAGCGTTCGGCCCGAAGTTTGCATCGTTCTTTAACGCTTGCCGGAGCGCTAATCCCTGCGTTGGCGTTGCTTGGCGAATGTTGTCAATCCCCAATTCCTGTTGGTGACTATTGATGATCTCAATCGCTTTCTCTTGTAAGCTTGGGTCTTTGATTCGATTCTTAATGACATTGAAAACAGACTTCCCTGCGTCGAATGTGACGCCACTCTCCGTTGCTTTGTCCGCCGTAGCTTGTACGGCTTTTCCCGCCGCTTGAAAGCGCGGGCCGATTACCGCCGCTTGGTCCGGTGGCGTCATTTTTTGAAGCACTTCCGGTACGAATCCTTCCGCTTCGAGGCCACGCCCAGGTATCCCGTAAGCATTCGCAATATCAGTGGAGCCTTTCCCGATACGAATAGTTTTCGAAGCTGAAGTTCCGATAGACTGGTTAAGGTCACTCCAATTCCCGAGTTGCCCTTGCGGTTGCGCGGCTTTCACGGCAGCGACGTTTGCTTGCCCTTCCGCTACTGCTTGAGCGCCCTTCTGTTCAACGGCCATGTAGCGCGCAAGATTCGCGTTCTTAGCTTCTTCGAGCGCTTTCGTATAGCCGGTTACATTACTCCAAAAATCTCCTAGCTTTTCAGCCGCTGGAGCGATAAGTTTTTTCCCGACCGACGATAAAGCAGTCGTTGCAAGTTCCGCCGCTGGCTGAAGAACCGTACCAGCAATCCCGGTTATTGCCGCTTCTCCAGGCGTAGCTCCCCCAGCTAGCGCTCCTGCTCCACTCCCCGCTCCAACAGCTCCTGCGCGTAAGAGCATCGTCGGAGCCGTACCGCCAGCCATTGCTCCTGCTGCTGTACCGGCAAACTTTGCCGACTCCCCTTGGTAAGCGCTACTAACATCCGCAGTTGGAGCAGTCGGCGGAAGATTCAAATCGTTTCGCAAACGGAGTTGTTCTTCAGGTTGTTTTGCTACTGCTTGCGCGGTAGGAGTTCCTAGATTCACTCCCGTCAAATGCGTGATATACCCCTTTTGGCTTTCGGGATCGAGGCCAGCAAAGCTCTTATCGACGGATGATAAATACGCGCGCTGTTGATCTGTATGCATAGCGCGAAACGTCGCGTCCTTACTCAGCGCGTCGTAGTCGATTTGTGGAGTATCAGCCATTATTGTGGTTTCTTTTGCTGCGCGAGCCATTCGGACGGAGAAAGAATTTTCTTAGCAGCAGGTTCTTCTCCGAAATTGGCTTTCCCTTGCCGTCCCTGCTCAACTTGCGCCTTGAGCGCATCACGCTTCGAGTTCATTAACTGAATCGCACTCGCAATAGCTCCTTTAAGCTGCGCCGAAGAGTTCGCAGCGCTGAACGGTTGCTCAACGGCCTTGATCTCCGCATCCGTCGCTTGACCACCTTTGAAAACTTTCGACATTTCTCCAGCTAGAGCATTCTTCACAACATTGAAATTCGTTACCGCATCTTTGCCAAGCTCGACGTTCAAACGATTGCCGATCTTGTTGTAAGTCTGGAGATTCGTATTATCAAGCGCATTCGCATCTTCCTGCAACTGCTTCGCGTGCTCGATTGCTGTATTGAAGTTCGTAAGATTCGTCGCAATCGCTCCAGAAGTCGCGGATTTCATCACGCCTTTTTCGATGTCATAGTCCGCCGTCGAGTAATTCGGGTATTTCTCTAAAATCTGATTAACCGCCGCTTGCTTTACGGCCATTGGTGCGCGCATCGGAATAACATCCGAAAGTTTTAACTTCGCACCAGGAGCAGCAAGAGCATCGATAACCGTATCAGTTAGCGGAGCTTTCGCACCGCCAGCACCAAACTGCGCCATGATTTGCGCCATCGGATTAAGCGAAGCGTGCCATTTCGCAAAATCGGCTGGCCCTTTACCGGGATTTTTCGCAAGCCAATCGGCCATTACACGCTGATCAACAGGACCGCCTTGCGCCGTAAGCATCTTCGTATGTTCTTCCGTAGCTTTCGACGTGGCAGTCTCTTGTATCGCTCTTATAGAATCCTGCTTCGCTTTATCGGTATCTGCGGAAGTCTTCGCATCCGCAAGCATCTGCGCGTGCATGCCGATAGCCGATTCCGTAGATTGCAAAGTATTATCATCGAAACTTTTCAATTGAAGCTTGGAAGTATCAACTCCAAGCTTTTGAAGGTTCGGTAATCCTGCTTGGAAAATAGCAGGCCGCTTCGTAACGTCCGGCTCGCTACGCATGCCTTCGAGTAATTCATAAGAAGCTTTATTTTTCGCCGCTTCGTTATTGCGAACCGTCTCCGCCGCCGAAGCAAGGTCTTTCGTTGTCGTCGCGTATTGCATACGCATTTGATTCACAGTCGAGGGATTGACTTGCTTCCCAAGTGCTTCGTTGAAATATCCTTCCGTATCGAATCCCGTTACGTTTCCTTTATCGTCTTTCGTGACGTGATTCGGAGCAAGAGATCGCAATGTCATTTGATCTTTAAGCGCCAACTCTCGCTGTTGATTCTCTTGGCCTAACGCCGTCTGCTGCAACTGCTGCGTCTGATTCTGCGATTGCGAATTGCGAATCTGCTGGAGTTTCGCATATAGCTCCAGTGGCGATTCTTGTTGCGTATGAACGGCAAGCGCGGGAAGTGGAATCGATGCCATCGCTTATTCTCCCGGCCCGTATCCAGTATTTCCTCCAGGCGCCTGCCCTGGAGGATAGAGATTCTTTAGCATTGCATATTGAGCAAGATTCCCGAACGCTCCGCCAATCGCATTCGCGCCACCAACGTAGCCACTCGCTTGCGCTGCCGCCGCGTTATTCATTTGCTGCCCGATCTGCGCGCCGCCAGTCAGCGAGATATTCGCAATGTTCCCTGCCGCTGCTTGTCCTTGATTGCCAAGCTGTGACGCGGAAGTCTGGCCGAGTCCCGCAAGCGAAGCGTAACGATTAAAGATATTTGATTGTCCTTGCTCGAACTGATTGTATCCTTGCTGATACTGCTGCATCGCGCGGTTATAGACATTCTGATAGTTCTGCTCACCGGCCTGTTGCCCGAATTGCGTAAGCGCTTCGCCGGTATTCCCAGTAAGAAGATTCCCGCTCGCAGCGGCAGAGTTCGTAAGAGCATGTGTACCTTGCTCAAGTGCAAACTTATAACCTGGCTCATTTTGTGCTTGCTCCATCGTCGGAGCTTGAAATTGTCCCGTCCATGGCGCTAGCGGGCCTTGACCTGTAAGCGCTTGGTCCTGAAGGCCGGAAAGCGTGCCGATAGCACCTTGCCCCGCTTTGATCCACGGAGCCATGTTGCCTTGCTGCTGTTGCCATACTTGTTTCTGGAAATTTAGCGCATCCTGCTGCGACTGATACTGAAGCTGCGCGGCATTATTTGCAGCATCAGCTTGCGTATGAGCAGCTAGGCCGGAACCTACAGCTCCAATGATCGCTCCACCGCCAATCGCTACGGCAATAAAGGACATTCCTTGCCCCCTATCGCCGCGTTAAACTCCTCGAACGTATCGACTACGAGCAATTTTTCCGCTTTCTCCGCGTCTTTCTCGTTGCAAGCGTGGATAGTCGTCCACACTGTTTCTTCGTGAGCGTAACCAACTCGCTTGATTCCAGGCCGAGAAATAAGAGTCGCTGGAGCCTTGATTCGCTTAACGCCATTCTCCGTAAGAACGGAAATATCTCCCTTGGAGATGATATTGATATGCTCGAAGAGATGAATTTTTCCGGTAAGCAAAGTTCCTTTAGGGATAGTGATTTCACGGGCGTACAAACCTTCCGCGAAATAATGAACAGGCTCTATTAGAATCTGTCCAGGCTGCTCGCGCATCTTGTCTTCTAACTGAAGAATCTTTTCGCGCAGCACGTCTTCACCGCTCGTAAGTGTAGCGGGCGAGTCGAAAGGATCAACCATTCGTTCAGCTTCTAGAACGCTACTGGCACGAACTTGATCCACTTGTTCACCGTCCCATCGTAAACGTAATAAAACCCGCCGCCCACCGCCGTCTGTCCGTGTTGACCGGGAGAATTAGCGCTCACTGGTGCTTGCTGATTAGCTGGAGTCTTCAGCTGTTGCGCCGTAAGCTGTAAATGTATATCCCAATCGCGCGTCAATCTTCCATTCTTATCGGTGATCGGTACTTCCGACGGCGCGCGAAATGGAAGCTGCTGGCTCATGCAACCTCCGCCATCTGATGCGTCAAGCGCTTCCGCGGCGATGGCTGCGTCTTCGGGTTCACATAAGCATCGATAAATCGCCACGGTACAGGATCGCTGCAAGAAACCTCGAATACCATGTCACGTGCCCGCCCTAAGCGGCGGAACGAGGCGCGCTGGCTATACTTACCAGCTTGTCCGCAATCAGCTATGCGTGTCTGCCCGTAAGTATGCCCACCGTTACGCGAACAGCGCAGCATGAGCTGCGGGCCGCGAGCATTTCCAGCCCCATCGAGCAGCGGCGGTTCTGGCCCAAGCCCCGTTTCCAGATAAACCTCCAATTCGTTGTAGCGCATCCATTGATGCTCGACATTGATATGCGGCGCGCGGCGCAAACGGCGAATCGGAGCGCCATTGTCAGTAACAAAATTCCACCCGCCTCCAGCTTGAACAGGGGATGACATTTGATACGTTCGTCCACTCTGACGATCTCCAACCAAATGCTTCCCAAAATTGAACGTATGGCAAATCGGGAGCGCTGCTTGATAAGCTCCGATGCGCTGATTCCAGAAACCGCATTTATGCCAGAGCCCCGTCGATACGTCGTACGCTAACGTTACTTGCGCGGAAGGAAAAGTAGTTCTCCAAATCGAATGACCATTCTCCTGATACGCAAAAGAAATGGCATCGGAAATCCTTGGGAACTGTTGCACCATCGTTTCTATAGCATGCGTCGAAATACGCTGAAAAGTAGCGCCGCTCGTCCGATAAGCGATTCCTTGCCCTTGATCGTTCCTCGCTCCCCACAAGAAAATCGCATTATCTAGCTGACTGATAGCAAGCGGAGCAGCGCAGCCTTGCTCTGCGAAACCGCTAGGCATTGGCGCTAACGGAAAAGGAAAGCCGCCAATGTCATAGTCCGATTCTGTTTGCTTCGCGCCAAACATCCACAGGAACCGATGGTCGGCAATCATGCCAATGACGTTATCGGCATATGTATTGATTATTTTGATTTGAAGCGCGGACCATCCCGTAGCGGTCGCATCAAAAGAGTTCGAGGAATATACAGTTTGCGACGAAGCAACGAGCAGGAAGAAGAAACTGTCAATAAAAGCAATCTCCGTTACTGTCGCAGGCTGCCACGGTCCTGCTACTAGACCCGTAAACGTTCCAGCAACTATATTCGGAACTTGCTGTGTCGCAAGTTGGTAGGAATATAGATTCCCCGCGCTTACGATAGCAAGTTGCTGAGGACAAGCCGCGAAACTTACGAAGCTACCATCGTTTCCAACATTCCCGATAGCGGTTACGTTTCCATTCGCAAGCTCTTCATAGAGCGTAGCATCAACTACTTTGAACGTTCTCCCGGCGCTTGGCCCCGTCGTGATCGTATAATTCCCGCGTACTTGATTCCCGCCAGGATTGTTGAATTGCGAAAGACCGGGAGTCGAATAGAGCGTCATCGCGGATACGCCCATCTCGCTTTCGACTTTCTCTGGGAGCAAATTAATACACTCCTGCGCGTCCGCGTTAACGGACTGCGAAGTGTATGTTCCGCCGCAAAAGCCGATTCTGCTCATCGTTCAACACTCTTAGTCATTTGTCTGCTTCGACCGATAATTGTAATCACTTCTCTTCCCGCTACCTCGTCCTCCAGGTATTCCAGCATCCCGCGTCCCTGCTACTGGCGAAGTGATATTTAGCACCGTAAACCGCCTTAGCGCTGCGCGCTTAAGCTGTTCTAGGTTCGCCGTCCACGGAAGATCGAAGTCCGGCGCTATCATTTCTGCGAGCGAATAGACGAACGCCATCGTTCCGCCTTGAGGAAGCTGGACACTATCCGCAAGCTGATACTGACTAAGCAGCGTTTGCACTAACAGTTCAAGCGGATATGCTACGGTCGGAACAACCCACATAAACATCGAGCCGTTCGGGTAATCTTCTTCGTAGTACATATCCGTTGGCGTGACGCTTTGTACTCCCGGAGCGGCTTTCCTTGACCACCACTTGCCTTTATCCTGATGGACTGTAACTTTTAAGCGTACCGTTGTCTGCCCAATCCACGGAGCGGCGGCAAGCGCATTAAGTAGAATATTCGCGTCAAGAATCTTTACCGGGCGCTGAAGGATTCCAGCCGCTTGGTTGAAATTCGCCGTACCCGTAGGCCCAATTAAATGCGGCTGAAGGTTCGGCGTTAACTTACCAACGAAAAACGTATTAGCCCAAACGTAAGCTCTCGCAGCATTCCACGAATCAATTAAGATATTCGCTTGCGCTTGAACATCGGCGGCCTCCGCCGCCTCCGGTATATCCGCGGGGTCAATAGCGCCAATCTTTACCATTGCCATCTTACAAAGATCGAGCAGTTTGAACGAACCCGTGCCTCCAGGGGCTAAGTACGACCCTGCAACTACGGGCACTTGTGGAGGAAGTACCGGCATTCAGAGCGCTCCCTTTACGCCGCTACTGTCTGAGCTTGTTCTTCCTGCTTCTGCTTCAATTCCGCCGCGAGTTCGCGCTCCAGCCGCTTAATGTTCTCGTCGCGCGGGACTGCACCACGTTGCAGCTTGTCGATATGCTTCTGAGTTGGCTTTGCCGTCCAACCCTTCTGCTTCATCAGCTCGCCGTACTCTTCCTCGTCTTCGACGCTTTTCATCGAGCCGCTTTCGTGATAGACGAGTTTCGGCCATGCTCCCGCAGGCGGAACTTGCTGGAAATGGTCCGGCGACTTTGCGATGCATAGCGCCTTGAGCTTCGCATCGAACGGCGCTTCGCCTTCGTTGATCATATGGCACATGATGCGTTCCATATTCTCATCGATGCGCTTGTCGGCTTTTCCGTTCGCGTCCTGGAACGCTTCCGGGAATTGCTGCTTGCATTCTTTGATGCTGAGACGCTTTTTCTTTGCCATGCCTATCTCCTTATTTTGTAAACCACGTTCCGGCGGTCGTGCAATTGAAAATTAGCATCGTGCCAGCAGGCACAGCGATAGCAGTGTTTGCGGCAAGCAGGTTGATGTTTTCCCCTACTGCGGGGAACACATTCATTGAGTTAGCCGCGGCCCTGTTAATAACGGTGATTTGCCCACCGACGTAAGACGCCGGCAAAGTAATAGAATCAGCTGCCGTAGCTACGATGGCGACCGTATTCATCATCCGGTTGATCGCCGGGCCACCGCCCTGCCCACCACCCGCTTTTGCGACCAAGTTATCTTGCGAAGAAAGAGTTTGAAGGCCAGGCCCGCCGAAACCGGTTGCAAGCCCTTCCGTTTCCCAGAAACCTGCGAATGTACTGACATAGATGCAGACAGAATTCTGCATCTGGCTGACGCCAACAGCCGCCGCTTGACCATCGATAACATCTGCACCGGAACCAAATACCTGCATTGGATTCGCACCGCGATTAATGAGCATAATATCTAATCCAGGCGCGGCGGGCGGTAATTTAACGGAATCTCCGGCAGTAGCGACCGTAGTTACTTTCGCTGTCTGGCCGGTGATCTGCGTAGCATTTGCTTGCCCACCTCCAGCGAAAGCTACGATAAGAGTCTGTGAAAACTCTTGAAATAAACCTTGAAACGTGAACCCTGAAAGAATCTGATCCATCGCATCTTTCGTGAATGCTCCGAATTTCGTAACGAGCGGCGCGCCTACTGAAGACATATTCTATTTCCTTTCAATGAAAAGGTGAGGGGAGGTCGGAAACAGACCCTCCCCCTGTTGAATTGTTTAACGGCTCGGATACCACTTCCCGTCAGGTCCGTTCCACTGCCAGCATTGCATAATGCCAACAACTGCCGTAGTGGCGGCTCCGATGTTATTCGTCGCCGTAGTCGTGTAAGCACCCGTAGGAATAACGCAGAATTGCGCCGTTTGTGAATTAACCGTTGCGGCTCCAGCAACACCGATATTCTGGTTCCCGGTGAACGTCCACGATGTAATCGCGTTCGCACCGGAAATCTTGAATACCGGCCCGCCAACGTTCGTAGCACCAGCAACGCTCGCAACAGTAGCTTGCGAAGCACCGAGCGGAAGCGCGGGATTATTGAATCCCGGCGTCCAAACCAGTGAAGCTGCATTGCAATACCACTGCGTGCCGTTACGGATATTTACCCACGGCGAAACAACAACGTTATTCAAGATGCATGGCACATTGGAAGTGGAAGCAGAGCCTCCAATTCCGCTACTGCCAGGGTCTTGAACGTAGAAAAAACGCGGTGGCCCGAAGAGTACCATCGCACCGTTTGAGTGCGGCGTCGCTACAGTCGAGTTGATGCCGCGCACAACGGTTAGCGCCGTACCGTTTACGCCGATGACAAGCATCTCTTCGCGATCAACGAACAGCGCAGTTTGAAAGTTCGGCTGCCCTGCTGTAATCGCAAGAAGCGGGTTAGCGCCAACGATACTCGTTGCCGACGTAACGGTGATAATCGTCGGAGCAGGAACGTTTCCCGTCGAGCCCGGCCCAAGATACTGACCGGCTACGGCGGCGGAAAGCGTTGTCTGCCCAAGGAAGTTCTGCTGCGCTTGGGCTGTCACTCCACAAGCGGCAAGCAAAACTGCGAGAACTGCGAGTTTAAGATAGTTCTTCATGTTCGTTAGCTCCTTAACCACAGAGCACCCTCCCAGCGCAGCTATCGGCGTAATACTGGCCGAAGCCGATTAGCGTATCCCAACTATTCGTCATCTTCTTTTCCGTCGGTGAATACATCCTGACGAATCGAACCGGGATGCCCGTCTTTTTGTCGCGTGCTTGTGAAGTCAACTCCGTTGCTTTCGGAGATTGGAGTTTCAAGCCAACCATCGCGTAAGCATCTTTGTTGAGCCACAAGCCTTGAGCGCCGACTTTCCCGTTCGGAGCCGCAGTGCCAGGAAATAGCGTTAACGCAGCGCCAGCAGCGGGCGTCGAATCAACGTTCTGATACTGCGAACCGGGTAGGAAAATAGCCGGTGAAATGTTCAGCAAGTCCCCGCCACCGCCAACTGCGACAAGTGGAGACGTAACAGTGAAGGTTTTCTGAACCGTCGTAACGACACGGCGTGTCATCGGGTTGACAAGGTTGACGTTTGCGATTCCGATTACGTCGCCGACGTTGAACGTATCGCCAGCCGTCGCCGTAATCTGAAGCTGCGTCCCTCCAGCGCTTGCGACTGTAAGCGTAACGCCAGCCGCCCACGTTCCCGCCGTATGGCGGAAAAGCGATTCCGATTCGTACCAGTCGAAGTTCCAAAGACGGCCAAGAGAGCCTTCCTTGTACTGTTCGCTGATTTCATCGGACGGATTCAATAGCGCTTGAAGGACTGGAACCAACGCCGTATAGACGCTCGACGGAACGATCAGCGCGTTATCACTGCCGCGAGTCGCACCGGCCAAGTTCTTGAGGCGTTGCCGCGCTTGCATGAACGTTGTCGCTGAATTCGGATCGGTCCCGAGCGCGCCAACGATGTTATTAGCGTTTTGATACGCGAATAGCGCAGCGCGCGTGTCCATTTCCTGCGCTATCTGCTCCATCGCTGGGCGCAGATACTGCTCCGAGATTTCCTCTTTCGAGCGCTCCATAAGCAGAGCTTCCTCGAAGTCGTCAAACTCGAAGTCAACGCCGAAAATCTGGTTGCACGCGACTGTCGTATTGATGCGGTTGATCGGTTGCGGAGAATAGCCCAAGCCGTCGCGAATCAAAAAGCGCTGCGGAAGTTTCTTGCGAATAACTTCGCCAACAGGGAATTCCTTCTCGAATTCCTTGTTGTCGGAAGTATTCATATACTGGCAAACTTCCAGCATGTTGATCAGCAAACGGAGAGCTTCCTCGGCCACCCAATCGGGAAATACATATTGGCCTTCTGCCATTGTCGTTTCTACTCTCTAGCGGTAGCATGCCGCTTAAATTCGCTCGGTCGTTTTCAGTTGACTTTCTTTTTCCGCTTTTCGCGATCTTCTTTATTCTTGCGCTCACGATAAAGCTCACCACGCTCGGAAGGCGACAAGTCCTTACGCCGCCATGCGGCATCGGCGGAACCGTCATCCTCGGGGGATGACGAACCGCCGCCAGCTTCAACGGGAGGCTTGCCAGCTTTCGTTAGATTTTCTTTTTTAACAGGCTCTTCTTTTTTTACCTGCTTAGACAATTCCGCCTTCACGCCAGCTTCGAGCGCAACTAGCTTGCGAATCGCCCGCGTTACGGTTTTCGGGTCTTTCGCTTCTGCAAGCAATTCGTCAAGCTTCGGGTCAGTACCGAGTACGTAAACGAGATCGGTGAAAACCTCGGAATCGTTCAAGAACATGAAGAACGCCGGAGCCGCTTGGAGTGTTCCTGCAAGCGCGTCCACAGTTTTCTTTACGTCGATTCCGTCAGCTTTCTCCCCGTACTTCGTTTTTAGCTCAGCTTGCCAAGTCTTGATCGATTGTTCTTGCTGTTGAGCAGCAGTACGAATCTGAACCTGCTGATTCGTGTAGGCTTCCTTGTCGGTTTCGTATTTGTCGAGCGCCGCTTCATACTTCTCGTAATCCAAAGCGCCAGCGGCGTCGCGGAACTGCGCCATCGACGGGCGTTTCGGGAGTTCGAGGAGTTTCGGTCCGGCATCCGCTTCGACTTTCTTTTCTTCTGGCTTTTTCTTTCCAGTGCGGAATTCTTCAAGTTCTTTCTCGGCAGCTTCTAGCTTTTCCCGCGCTGTATTACGCTCAGCTTCAAGCGTTCGCCAGTTCTCGTCTTGAGTACGTGCTTTTTTGCCCGGCCCTGACCCGGACTTCTCTCCCCCATCTTCGGAGGCAGGTGTAGACGCTGCCGAGGCGTCTTTCGACTTATCGTCTGACGGCGAAACTTTTTTATCATCAGCGGGAGCTTCAAGCGCAGGCATCTTGCCCGTCTTGAGCCACTCCGTACGCTCCGCGTCGCTGAAATGCTCGACTTCTTTGTGTTGCGGCGGATTATTCACCGCCGGTGTTTGCGTTGCCATCACTTGCTCCTTGATCTTGCGGCTGTAGCGCAGCCGCTTGCGCCGCTAATTCCTTTTCGTGCCCGTGCTGCTCTTGCTGCATTCCAAGTTCATGCGCAGCACCGTGATTCTCTTTCCAGAACGCCATGAACGTTTCCATGCGCTGATTCATGTCCTGCGCTTTTGTCTGAACTTCCGCAATTAGCACCTTAACGTCCATATCAAGCTGGTGCATTTTCATCGCGTACTCGTTATCGATAACCTTTCCGGCTTTTTCGAGCTTCAACTTCTCAAGCTCTTGCTGCATCTCGACGATAACTTTCTGCTGCATTTGCGCTTCTTGCTGCGCTTTTTGAAGCGCCGCGCCTTGCTGCTTCTGAGAGTCCGGCGGGTCGAGCGTATCCGCCATCTCATCGCCAAGAGGTCCGAGCGCCGCGAGACGGATATTCAACGCTAAGAGCTTCGCCGCCGCACCTGGAGGCGCTATCGCCGCAATCTGCTGAAGTTCACCCATCACGCCTTGGAGTAAGTCTTTTACTTCGTCGCGCTGTGAAGCGGAATCCTTGCCGGTCGATACCGTAACACCATGATCGCCGGTCACGGCATCGTAATGCTGTTGTACCGCTTGCCCATCTTTTCCTTTCTCTATATACGTTTCGTCGTTAATCGTTAGCGTCTTGAACTCGCCATCGGCTTTCATAATCGCAATATCGCGCTTCGTATCGTAAACGTATGGGAACCAAGCATCGATGATGCGGCCAGCGTGTTCGAGCGAGAAATTGAAGTTATCGATGAAGTGGAACGTTCCGCGATCTTCGTTCGACTCGATTTCTTTCAGTGCAACGCCGGACTTTTCGTTTACGCGTTGCGCTGCTTCGGGGAGATTACTTCCACCGCATGCCGTACGAATCGCGCGCCGCGCGGCTTCGGCGAATACCTCATAAGATTGAAAGTTCGGCTGGAATTGCGGGCGGCTTGGTAACGGCAGTAATTTGTTCGGGTCCGTTGGGTCCGTAACAGGATCGACTTGAATAAACGGACGCGGAATCTTGTTCAAGTTCTCCCATGCGTCGCGGTCCGTTTCAAATTGCCCCGTATAACCTTGCACTGGCGACTTCGGAGCCATACCCGCTTCTTCTGCTTCTGAAGACCGGATGTAGCAATACGCCATGTAAGGATCACGCGCTAGCCGAATCAGCGATAGCAGTCGGCGCTTCGCACCGCTGCCTTCGTCAATCCACATCTCTTTACCGGCGACAAGTACGAGAGGAATCCAGCGAATCGGTATTTCATCGCTCTCTTCGAGAATCTCAAGCCCGTTCGTCCAATACTGTTTGATGCGCCGCGTTTCGATAGTGCGATCACGCCGAATGCGCTTCTTGTTCTTCTCGTCGGCGAGCCACTTATCTTCACCGCCAGGAAGTTCGTCGCCGTAAAGTGCCGCGCGGTCTTCGACGTTCTTCAATCCATCAAGCAAGTACAATTTCTTCTTCTTAATGATTGCTTTGTAATACGCTGCGACGCGAACAATCTTCTCTTGCTGCCAGCCGGGGGCTTCTTCGGCGTAGCTTCCTTGCCAATCCGTATAGCGAGCGTTCTTCCATCGCCGCTTAAACTCACTACGCTGGATACGCTCCTCGACGAAACATTCCGTCATATCGGAAGCGTCTTGCTCCTTGAAGGCTGGATTAGGAAGTACGCTGTTCGGATTTGGAATGCGATAAATATAGAGTTCTTGCTCGAAGAGTTTTTCTGGCGATGATGCTACTAACTCGCTGTATTGTTCCTCCGTCAGCCCATCAGCGACTAGCCGCGAATTGATGCCAAACCAGCCGAAGCTGCGCTCCGCAGCGCCTTGAAACGCTGTCGTAAATGCACTCTGTGCGCGCGAATTATACTGAATCTCACGCATCTTATCTTCTCGCAACTGCGCTGTTACGTTCGTCGCTCCGGCGCCACGCGGATTAATCTTAATTGCGCGCTTATTCTGACGCGGGTCGTTTACGAGCTGATTCACATACGGCGATAGTTCATCCCATGTCATTACCGGGCGGTCGTACTTATCCCGAAATTCGCGTTCTTTCGCTTCCCACGGATCGCCGCCAACAGCAAGCATATCCTTGTCGCCCTCTTCGCGGATAGGGCGCCAGGCTTCCTCAAAGGAAGTATAGTTCTCCCTGATTTCTTTAAGGATTGGCGAGTTGGAATTGGTTTCAGGCATGACTAATAATGATAACTATGCGTCTCGCTTTCAAAATGCTGATTCCCACGCCTCACGCTACGCTGGCCACTTCGTTTCATTGCTTTACTGCCTTTCTTCTTGTGACCCATTGCAGGATTTGCATGCAATTCAACCTTCATCTTGTTTTTCTGCTGCTCACTAAGCGGTGAACCGCTTGACAAAAGTTTTTTAACTTGCTTGCGCGTCCAAGGCAAGACGAACTCCTTTTCTATTTGCTTGCCGAATAAGCGATTGAAGTGTGCGATACCACGGCTTGCGCTCATAAGGTTTGTAAAGTTCTTGCACGACAGACCAAACAACAAAATAACCAGCAAGCTTCGTCTTCAACTTCAAATAAAACCATACTTTTTCTGCAAGCTCTAACGCACGAGCATGACTTAATCGCCACATATAGCGAGGTTTCCATGTGGGATTGGAAGATACGCGACTCTTATAAACATCTCCTCCAAACGTCCTCTTCAACCATCGAACAAGCTTTATGTTCGTATTCAGAACTAAAATTCTAGGGACGTAAGAAGTCCTGCATCGCGCAATAGAAAAACATCCCTCGCCATCAAGAATACCTGCGAGATAAACAATGTCTTCTTTTCTATGCTTAATTGGCATTCACGCCACCCGGTAATTCGATTCCGCTCTTCGTCGTGCAATTCGCCGCTTGCATCGCTCTCTTCTCCAGCCCGCGCGCATAGACTTGAAACTGAAAGTCAGTAACCATCTTCCTTAAGTGATCGTGCTTATCGACACACTTAATACAAATCATCGCGTGCTGCCGAATCTTGAGATGCTTGTAGCCGATTTTCTTTCCTTTCAAGTCTGGGCCGCTACACTCAACGCAATGTAGCGGCAACTCTTCGCGCGGAATCTTGCGCTTGCAGTCGAAACAACGCCAGAGCGGAGCTTGCCCACGAAGATGCTTGAGTTCTTCGTTCCAGTGATGCTGCATCTGAAGAAGAAAGTCGCTCGGCTCTAGTGGGTGTTGAGACATTTAACGCTTCGCTACCGCGTCTAGCGGTTCCTTCTCCGCTTCGAGCTTCGCCACTTTTGCTTCGAGCGCCGCGACGCGCTGCTCGATTGTCTGCGGCGCTGGCGGCTCGACTCGATGCTGTACTCCATGTGCGTGCTGCGCAGCGTGCTCGGAACTGCCCTTGAATTCTGCGTCCATCTCATTTCTCCTTTTGCAAGTACCACAACCGAACTTCTTCCAAAAAAGGACTCTTGAAACTTTGCGAGCGTTCCGTCCCGCCGTGCTCTTCTGGGACGACCAGCCTCGGCTTAGGTAAGCACTCACTAGCTACCTGAGTGGCGGCATGATTGCCGCGTCCGCCGTCAGCGCTCGCTCTGCCGGTTCTTCCAGCGGGCAGAATCATTCTTTACCAGCTTCTCCGTCGCTTGGCGACGCTATCGTCCCTTCCGCGCGGCCCGGCATCTTAATCCCAAGATGTTTCTCGATATGCGCTGCGAGCTTATGGCCTTCATTAGCGCCAAAGACGTGTACTTCCGGCTTATGCTCGTAGTGCGTAAACGAATGCTCGGCCATCGCGCCGCCATTCTGCGCGGCAGTAAGCTCAATATGATGCAAGATTTTCGGCATCTTCTTTTCTGCTGGAGCTGCTGTCGCTGCTTCTTGAACTCGTGCGCCGTGTGCCATTTACTTTCCTCCTGCTACCACCCGATTCGCCTTCGCCCTAATACGCGCCGCGCTTGCCGCTGACAATTTAACCGGCTGCTTCGAACGAACTACGCTGCGCTTAGAACGTTTCATCCCCACCTTATTCCCGCCGCTACTCTCGACGGCTGCGGCTTAGGCCGCTCTTGCTTCTGTTCGCGTATCGTTACCGCAAGTGTGCGAAACGCATCCGCATCATGCGAAGCCCAATCGTGTAACGGTTTGCGCGAATACGTTCGCAAATCTTTGTCGAACTCATACTGATAACAGCGCAAGCCGCGAATACCAACAATCTGCTTCGTAACAGGTAGCGTGAAGTTACAGCGCTCACTGTCGAAGTAACACTTCGGGAAGATCGCCCGTACCGCCGCAATGCCATCTTCTACACTTAATTGCCGCGCGCAACGCACACGGTCTTTACCAAATACACTCCATAGCTGCTCTTGAATACTCTTTCCGCTGCCTAACTCTCGCGCAGCGCCGTCCCAAGGCAACGTATGCATTCCGTAATGATATTGTCGTTCTTGGAGTTGCTTGACATAAAATGCAAGCGACTCCAGTTCCCCGGCAATGTAATCAACAATTCTGTATTCCATCGGAAACGATTGCGCAAGCCAGATGCGAGTATGCGCCGGGCCGATATCCCAAAACGTATCAACTGGCTTTGTTGGGTCATACGGTACACGCCCCGTTAGCCGCCCTCCAGTTTCGGCGGCTTGAAGTTCTTTCTTATAGATAGCGCCTTCTACTGTGCTTCGCGTCGTGCCTTCGTAGATGTGCTGGCATTCGTCCGGGTCGCGGCGCAATAAGTCTTCGCGCTCTTTGCGCAACACGTCGGGGAAGAATGGGTTATCGTGCCAGTTGATAAACGAGACCTGAGAATCTTGCGGGCGATTCTGCTCGATAGCAAAGAGCTTATAAACTTCGTCGTCTTCAAACTCGGGATTGAAATCAAACCAAAGCTCGCTATCGTACTTGCGGCCCTCGACGAAAATATCACGGCGTATCGTTGGGAACACTACGTTCAGCGAACGCTTACTCATCGCTTCAGACTGCGAGCCCCACGCGATGTTGACGCCTTCGTAGGACTTTAAGTTGTCGACGCTCTGCCGCACACCGGCAAAGAAGAACTCTGTACCGTTATTGCCGATGATGTTCTTTTGCTGGACGCGGTAAAAGTCGCTTAAGTGCATTAATCGGATTTGGTCAGTGAGAAGTTGATGCACAGATTCTTCAATGCTCCTCATCGTCTCGCGATAACAAAGCACACGAATGCCTTCATTACCGTACTGCTTCGACCAACCAGGCCAAAGAAGATCGGGTTGCTTACCAATAAGAAGAAGCGCGCGCGCAATAGACCAAGACTTTGCAGAGCCACGGCCACCGTATGCGACTTTGTAACGTGAGGGTTGAAAAAGGAATTTCAGCTTCGGAGGGAACCAGACATCAACGTTCATTTGGCGGGGCGCTTCCGTCGCCGAAACGAATTGTATGGGCGATGGGACCGCCGCCTTCGCCAACATGCTCGACGCGATCACGGAAAAGAGAAAGATGCTTACCGAGAAGCTCAAGCGCTTCGCGTTTACTCGCCAATCTGAACTTCGTACGCTTAATATCGCGTTTCTCTTTCCCGCGCCCCTCGCTGTATTCCTCGACAGTGACCTCTTGGATTGCAGCGGCTTTATCCCGATCAAGATTAGAGAAATCAACGTATGCATCACCATCCTGTACGCGGATAAAATCTTCCATGTTACTAAAAGCGAGAAGAGCGGTCTCACGGAGTACGCGATCTTTCGTGATTGCCAGTTCCTTACAAAGCGACTCAAGTAACTTGGCGACTTCTTGTTGAACGTTAACATTCGCTAACAGCCTCGATGCACCAGCTCGCGCCCCTTGCTCGCTATAACCGGCGGCGATATAAGCTCGCGTTGCATTAAAATCTTGAACATATTCACGAACGAAAATCTTCTGTCGAGGATCGCGCATGTCATAGAGGCTCTAAGAATGATGCGGGTGACGAGTCTCTCTTCTCGCCACCCGCTTGGGGTGACGAGTCTCTCTTCTCGCCACCCGCTTGGGGTGACGAGTCTCTCTTCTCGCCACCCGCTTGGGGTGAC